GAGTTTACCGAAGGGCTGACCTTATTCGGCTGAAGATGCAAGACCCGAACCGATACGATGCTTTGAGTGATGAAATCATGCAAGCATATGCTGAGGGCAGGGTCAAATAACTTAACTTTTGATTTTTTGGAGATACAAACATGGCAACATCATTTTCCCCCACCAATTCGGTGACAGTAACAACCGCTGACAAATTTATCCCTGATATTTGGTCAGATGAAATCGTAGCGGCTTATAAGAAAAACTTGGTTCTGGCCAATTTGGTCATGAAGATGAACTTCCGTGGCAAGAAAGGTGACACCATTCACATTCCTGCACCTACTCGTGGTTCTGCTTCTGCTAAAGCCGCTGAAGCAGCAGTCACTTTGATTGCCGCTACTGAGTCTGAAGTCACTGTGTCTATCAATAAGCACTATGAATATAGCCGCTTGATCGAGGACATCGTGGAAGCCCAAGCATTGAACTCTATGCGTCAGTTCTACACTGCTGATGCTGGTTACGCTTTGGCTCGTCAAGTTGATACTGACTTAGTGCAGTTGGGCCGTTCTGCCAATGGTGGTACTGCTGGTGCAGCCGCTTATGCTGCCGCTTACGTTGGTGGTGACGGTACAACAGCTTATGTTGCCGCAAGCAACAATGAGTCTGCTTTGACTGATTCCGCTATTCGCCGCACTATTCAGCGTTTGGATGACAACGATACTCCTATGGACAATCGTTTCTTCCTCATTCCTCCATCAAGCCGTAATACCCTGATGGGTTTGGCTCGTTACACCGAACAAGCATTTGTCGGTACTGGCGATGCTATCCGCACAGGCGAAATCGGTAACCTGTATGGTATCCCTGTGTTCACTTCCAGCAATGCTGACACAACTTCTGGCTCTAATGCCGCTCGTGTCTGCTTGATGGGCCACAAGGATGCTATGGTTCTGGTTGAGCAAGTTGGCGTTCGTTCACAAGTTCAGTACAAACAAGAGTATTTGGCTACTCTGTTTACTTCTGATACTTTGTACGGTGTTGCCGCTTTGCGTAATGCCGCTAACGTTGGTCAAGCCAAGTCTTCTGCCATGTTTGCTTTGGCAGTTCCAGCCTAATTGCAGTTGCGCCCCCTGCCCTAGTGGTGGGGGGACTTTTTTAACTTAATTAGGAGAAATCAAAATGGCAGCAGCAACAGCAGTAGTTTCCCGCCGTGGAAACGATCAGTTCCGTGGTCTGTTTACAGATACATGGGATGTTTCTTGTACTTTGGATAGCGCATCAGTTGCTACCACTGCTACAGCTACAGACACAGTAACCGTTCCAGGCGTGGCTTTGGGTGACATGGTTCTTGGTATGTCAATTGGTGTTAGTGAAGCTGGTTTGGTTCGCCGAGCCTATGTTTCAGCCGCTAATACTGTGACTATCGTGACCTATAACCCAACAGCAGGTTCTGTTGACTTGGCTTCTACAACATTGCAACTCATTGTTGCTCGTGCTGTAGTTTAAAGATTGGGGGGCTAGTCCCCCCTTTCTCATTTGAGGGGTTTTATGGCTACTTTTCGTTGTCTCCAGTCAGGTAATACCGTGACTTTTACCTTGCAACATGACATTGACTCGATGGAGGGTCATCATGGTTATGTAAGGGTAGATGAACCAGAAGTAACCATAGAGTCTCATGATTCTGTTCGTACAGATACCGCATTTGCGCCTGTCATCCCCACAATCAAACGTCTGGGTAGACCCCGAAAGGTTGCAAATGTCTGACATTGACGCAAGAGATTTTGGCAAACTAGAGGCTCAAGTCGAGGCTTTACAAAAAGAGATGCACATTCTGAGTACAGATGTGAAAACGCTTTTAGAAATGGCAAACAAGTCTAAAGGTGGTCTTTGGGTGGGGATGTCATTGGCATCCTTTGGTGGTGGTTTGGTAACTTTTATTATTGATCGGGTATGGAAATGAAAACATCTTCTAAGTCTCCCAAAACCCCCAAAAAGGGTGTTCCTGTGACTGTCATGATTGCTGTTGGCAAGCCAAAGAAGTCTATGCCTATGCCTATGCGTGGTAGCCGCACGGCTACAAACATGATGAAAAAATCTTCAAGAGGTAAATAATGTCTACTTTCCAACTCGACCCTAATCAAGTTGCTTATGGTGTTGCCGCTATTGGCACAACCCAAGTTTTTTCAGTCACAAACTCAAGCGTTGCATCTACGGCTTTTGGTGCTAATACCACCATGATTCGTATTGCTTGCTCTTTGGGTCATTGCCACTATCAGCTCGGTTCTGCCCCAACCGCAAACCTGACAACCTCGCCCATGATGCCCAACAATTTTATTGAGATTATTAAGGTAACCCCTGGACAAAAGATTGCGGTTATTAAGGATGCAACTGTTACTTCTTCAACAATTTCTGTGACGGAATTAGTATGAAAACCAAGGCTCAAAAGAAGATTAGTAAGGTAATGACTGAGTACGGCAAAGGGGAATTGCACTCTGGTAAGGGTGGCCCTATTGTTAAGTCTCAGAAACAAGCTATTGCCATTGCTTTGAGTGAAGCTGGTAAAGCCAAGCCCAAAAAGAAGATGAAATGAAGCAAGGACTCTACGCCAACATTCATGCCAAACAAGCCCGAATCAAGGCTGGTTCTGGCGAGAAGATGAACAAGGTAGGGTCTAAAGCCGCACCTACTGCTGCTGACTTCAAACAAGCGGCAAAGACTGCAAAGAAGCCTAAAAAGGTGAAGTAAATGAAAATTAAAGAGTGCTTAGATAAAGAAACGGTTAAAAACCTAATTCTTTCACACGGCACTTGGAAACATCTTTTTTATCGTTGTTACGCAAAAAAATCATCTGACTACAAAAATTATGGTGGTCGTGGAATAGATGTTTGTCCTCAGTGGCATGGTGAATCTGGTTTCTATGAGTTCATCAAAGATATTGGATTAAGACCATCTAAAGAACACTCACTAGACAGGATTGATGTTAATAAAGGATATTATCCAGAAAATGTTAAATGGTCTACTAATATGGAGCAGGCCAACAATAGGCGTAATACAAAAAGATATTTATTAAATGGTGAAAACTTAACAATTTCTGAAATTGCAAGGAAATTAAATATTCCATATAAAAGACTTTGGAAAGCAAATAAACTTTATGGAAGCCCATTTGAATATCAAAAACTTGACCCTAACAATGGAAAATATTTTTATGATGGCTCATACAGGTCAATAAGTGAAATTGCAAAAATTGTCAATCTTAAACCAAGCACTTTAATGAGGCGAATTAGAACAGGGTTAGATTTTGACTTTGCTATTGCAGCACCACTAAGTTCTGGTGTAAACTTGAAGGAAAGATCGAAATGGTCTTAAAAAAATACCAAAATCCCAAAGGTGGTCTTAATGAGGCTGGTCGAGAGTTTTATAAAAAAACTGAAGGGCTAGACTTAAAATCTCCGTTAAAATCAGGTGATTCTGGTAGAAGAGCAAGTTTCTTGGCTCGTATGGGTGGCAATGATGGCCCTGAGTACGACAAGAATGGTGAACCAACCAGACTGCTTCTTTCGCTCAGAGCATGGGGGAGTACCTCCAAGGCTGACGCTAAGATAAAAGCTAAAGCTATATCCGATAGGAACAAAGCAAAGGCGAAAAGCAGATGACATACCTAGAACTTGTTAACGATGTATTGGTAAGGTTGCGTGAGACAACCGTTTCAACCGTTACTCAAACATCTTACTCATCTTTGATTGGCAAGTTTGTCAATGATGCAAAACGTCAAGTTGAAGACGCATTTGCATGGAATGTGCTTGGCACAACTATTACCCTGTCTACAACAGCAGCAACTTACTCTTATTCTTTGACTGGTGCTGGTCAAAAGTTTCAAGTTATAGATGTATTAAACGTAACTAGCAATGTTGGCATGAAAAACATTGACTTTGCGTCAATGAATAGAAAACAGAATTTTTCTTCCCCTGTAAGTGGTATTCCAACAGAATATGCTTTTGATGGTGTAGATGGTAACTACGACACCAAGGTAACGATTTATCCTCGTCCTGATGGCGTTTACAGCATCCCTTTTAGCCTTGCTGTACCACAAGCAACACTTTCATCAGACAGCACAGTTATCAAAGTTCCTGACACTTTGGTATCTCAGAATGCCTATGCTCGTGCGTTGGTTGAGCGTGGTGAGGATGGTGGTTTGAATTCATCTGAGGCTTATGCTTTATACAAATCAATGTTGTCGGATTACATTGCTTTGGAAGGCACTCGTTATCCTGAGAATCAGGAGTTTGTTGCAATATGAGCCAAGCAATCCAAGTCTCAACAGTATCAGCCCCAGGCTTTTACGGCTTGAATACTCAAGACTCGCCTCTTGATTTGCAGAGTGGGTATGCTTTGGTTGCGACTAATTGCATCATCGACCAATATGGTCGTATTGGTTCACGCAAAGGTTGGACTAAGGTCAACTCATCTTCAGGCAATCTTGGCTCAAATGATGTTGGCGTAATACATGAGTTGGTGCAAGCAGATGGCACTTTGACTGTACTATTTGCTGGAAATAACAAGATATTCAAACTTGATAGTTCTAATGCTGTTGTTGAGTTGACCTATGGGGGCGGGGGTACTGCACCAACAATCACAGCCAACAATTGGCAATGTGCATCTCTGAATGGCATCACATATTTCTTTCAGTCTGGTCACAATCCTTTGATTTATGACCCTGCTGTTAGCACAACGACATATCGTAGGGTTTCAGAGAAGACTGGCTATGTAGCTACAGTTCCTGATGCCAATATCTGTATTTCTGCTTATGGACGTTTATGGGCGGCTAATACTACTGCTAACAACGCTACTGTTTACTTTAGCGATTTGATTTCAGGTCATATTTGGGCGACTGGTACTGCTGGCAGCTTGAATGTCAACAATGTTTGGCCTAATGGTGCTGATGAAGTCACTGGTTTGGCGGCACACAATGGATTCTTGTTCATTTTTGGTAAGCGTCAAATCTTGATTTATTCTGGGGCAACTACTCCATCAACAATAACATTGAGTGACACTGTTGAAGGCATTGGTTGCATTGCTAGGGATAGCATCCAAACAACTAGCACCGATGTTGTATTTTTGTCCAACAGTGGTCTTAGATCACTGATGAGGACTATTCAAGAGAAGTCTGCGCCAGAGCGTGACTTGTCTAAGAATGTTCGTGATGACATGATGAATACATTGTCAGGTGAAACTGCATCTACGCTCAAATCTATATATTCTGAAAAAGAAGCGTTTTATTTGTTAACTGCACCTACTACGCAACAAGTGTTTTGTTTTGATACAAGGCAAGCATTGCCAAGCGGGGCATTTAGAGCAACTGTTTGGGATTCAATAAGACCAACTGCGTTTCTATCTAGGCGTAATGGGGATTTGTTAATTGGCAAGACTGGATATATTGGAAAGCATTTTGGTTATTTAGATGATGCGTCTACTTACAGGTTTTCATACTATACAAATCATGCTGATTTAGGTGATATGTCTAGAACTTCTATTGTTAAAAAGATCAGTGCAATTGTGATTGGCGGCAGCAATCAATACTTCACAATAAAGTGGGGATATGATTTTTTAACAAACTATCTATCTCAAAATGTCCAGATTCCAGTTCAAGGTATTTCAGAGTATGGAACAGCAGAATATGGTGCAAATGCTACTGTTATTGCCAACTATTCTGAAGGTGTTGCCTTGCAAACATTGATTGCTAATGGCAGTGGCTCTGGAAAGATTGTTCAGACTGGATATGAAACAACAATCAATGGCTCTCAGTTGTCCATTCAAAAGATTGAGATTCAAGCCAAACAAGGAAGATTGACTTAAAGGTAAACCATGACAAATTACACAAAATCAACGAACTTTGCGACTAAAGATACGCTGACTTCTGGTGATCCTTTAAAGATTGTCAAAGGTACTGAGATCAACACTGAGTTTGACAACATTGCTACTGCTGTTGCAACTAAGGCTGATTTAACAAGTCCAACATTTACTGGAACTCCAACACTTCCAACTGGTACGACTGGAGTTACACAGTCTTATGGAGATAACACAACCAAGTTATCTACAACTGCTTTTGTACAAGCAGCATTAGTTTTGATATATCCTATTGGTTCAATTTATACAGCCACAGTATCAACCAATCCTGCAACACTATTTGGATTTGGTACTTGGACAGCATTTGGTGCTGGTCGTGTCTTAATTGGTAATGGGGGTGGATTTACTGCTGGCGCTACTGGTGGCTCTGCGGATGCAATTGTTGTTAGTCATACACATACGTTCAGTGCCACAACTGGTACAACATCTTTGACGGGTACGTTCCAAGCTAGTAAACCAGCATCAGCCTCTGGTATTGTTAGCGTTCAATCCACAGGACTTGCTGGCGGTGCAGACGGCTCTCAAGTAAGTGCTACTCAATACGCTATTAGCGCCTCCCATAGCCACAGCGTATCTGGAACTACAGATTCAACTGGCGCATCAGCAACAAACGCAAACTTGCAACCATACATTGTTGTATATATGTGGCAGAGAACAGCATGATGATGCAAGACCCAGAATTCCGCATTACTCATCATTTCAGTGATGGGTTGTATGCCAAAGAGTCATTCTTCACGGCGGGTATGGCAATCATGAAGCATACGCATGACTTCAGCCATTTGTCTATCTTGGCGATGGGAAAGGTTGCTGTATTGCGTGGTACTGAGATTGATATTGTTTCTGCGCCTGCTTGCATTGAGATTAAGGCTGGTGTTACTCATGGCGTTAAAGCCATCACAGATGTTGTTTGGTTTTGCATTCATGCCACAGATGAGAAAGACCCATCTAAAGTGGATGAGATTTTGATTAAAGGGGATTGATATGCCATTTATTGCTGCTGGAGCTAGTTTAATTGGTGGTTTAATGCAGGGAAATTCTGCAAAGAAAGCCGCTAAAACTCAAGCTAACGCTCAAATTCGTGCGGCTCAGATTGCGGCTGATGAAGCTCGATTCCGACCTGTAGGTGTTACCACACGCTTTGGTGGCTCTCAGTTTCAGTATGACCCTTCTGGTCGTGTTTCTGGCGCTTCTTATAACGTCAGTCCTGAACTACAAGCCTATCAAGATAGGTTTAGTGGTTTAGCTGGCGGTGCTTTAGGTCAGGCAGAGATGGCTGGTCAACAGTATGCTCCTTTGACTGGTGCGGCTAGTAACCTTTACAACTTGGGTGGGCAGTATTTGGCTCAAAGCCCTGAACAAGTTGCACAGCAGTACATGGCTCGTCAACAAGACTTGCTTGCTCCTAGCCGTGAACGTCAAATGGCTCAGTTGCAAAACCAGTTGTTCCAAACGGGTCGTGGTGGTTTGTCTGTAGGCGCTACAGGAGAGAGACCAAGTGGTGCGGCTGGATTGGGTGCGACTACACCTGAATTGGAAGCCTATTACAACGCAATGGCACAGCAAGATGCACAGTTGGCTGCTCAGGCTCAACAGGCTGGTCAAGAGCAATTGAAGTTTGGCGCTGGATTGTTTGGCGTTGGCTCTGACTTGATGAATCAGTATCAGTTGGGTCAGGTTGGTGCTTTGCGCCCATTTGAGGCTTACTTTGGTCAAGAGAAAGCTCTTGAAACTGCTGGTCAACAGCCTTTGGATATTGGTATCAATATTGGCGCTAAAGGAATGAGTCCTAGTGCTGCCAATGCTTTATATGCTGGAGGAACTAATGCTGCCAACACAATGGCTAGTGCAAATGCTTATAACCCATTAGCTTCTGCATTGCTTTCAGGCTCACAGAATCCTCAACTGATGAATGCGTTCACTTCTGGCGGTTTTGGTGGCGGTTCTGATGCTTATTTAGGCAAAAGTGGCGGTTATGGGTTTGATATTTCCAAGTTGTTTAGCTAATAAGGAATAAATCATGGCGACACCATCACAAGTTTTAGGTTTGTTCACAAGCCCACAGCAGTATCAACAACAACAACAAGACCTTGCTCGTACAAGAGCGATGGAGTTTGCTAGGCTTAATCCATTTGAGCAAGCCAGTGCTTCTATTGGTCAAGGTGCTTATAACTTGGCTGGTGCTATTGGTGGTGCTTTGGGTGGTCAAGACCCACAGTTGCAGAAGATTACTCAGCGTCAACAGTTGATTGGCATGATTGACCCATCCAATCCTGATTCTTATGCTCAAGCCATTCAAGTTGCATTGCAATCTGGCGACCAAGAAGCTGCTTATTTGTTGCGTAATGAGATGATGAAGGTTAAGCAAGTTGCTCAAGAAGAGCAGTTGAACCAGATGAAAGTTCAAGACTACTTGACCCAACGTGGTCAAGGTATGCAAGCCGCCGGTCTTACCAATATGGCTAATGAGTTGGTTGGTCAACTCAAGAATCCTGATGGAACTATCAATGAGGATGTCAAAGCTAAGTTGCTTTCATTCCCTCAAGGTCGTGCGGCTATCTCTGAACAAGCCAAGATATTGCCTGACTTGCGTCAACTTGGTGCTTCTGGTGTTCCAGAGACAAATCCATTTGATTTGTTCATTAATGACCCAACAGTGCCTGCACCACTCAAGACAACAGCCAGACAATATCAAAGTAGTTTCGCCAAGGGTATCTATAGTCCAGCGGAAGCAGATAAGTTGGTTGAAAGATTGTCTACTGCAACACAAAAGGCTGCTGAGTATCAACAAACTCAATCTCGTCTTGAGCAAAACCAACAAATGTTGGACTCTTACAGACAGCAAGGCTTGGCTAATTCTCAAGCATCTTTGAACCTACAGCGTCAACAGGCTGAATTGAATAATGACTTGAAGCGTCAAGATGCAGAGCGTAAGGCTGAGATCGCTAAGAACAAACCTTTACCAGCAAACTTGGCGAAAAGTGAAGAAGATGATTACGACATTGCAACATCAGCAACTAACCTTGCTACTGATGCGAATGCATATATCAACCGCATCAAGTCCGGTGACATCAAGTTTGGCCTGAAAAATAAGGCGAGTATTGCAACCAGAGGAGCATTAGGTTCTAGTGACCCTGACGTAATTGCTCGTCAAGACTTTGACAAGTTCATTGAGCGTATGACTTCTGAGAATTTGCGCCTTAACAAGGGTGTTCAGACTGACAAAGACTTTGAGCGTGAATTGAGATTGCTGAAATCTGCTGAGTCTGCTGCTAGTGCTGAACAGATCATGAAGAATCTTGTCAAAATCAACGTGCGTAAAGTTCAAGATGCAAAGTCAAGCATTGAAAGACGTAGGGTAAATGCTGGTTTAGGAACGCCAGTAGTGCCAATCGCAATCCCTCAATTTGGCGAAAGACCACCTTTGTCAAATTTTGAGACTACAAACACCAACCCAATGGGTATAACTGGCGGTAGGAGATAAAGCATGGCAGTAGATCGTGAAGCAGCTAAAGCGGCAGGGTATACAGATGCTGAGATTGACGCTTACGAGCGTCAACAAGCAGTTCCTACAACGGCATCTAGATCAGTCTTTGAGCCTAAAGTTCAGTATTCACCATTGGCTGAAACAGCAAGGGCATTTGGTCAAGGTTTGACATTTGGCACTTTGGATGAACTTGAAGCGGCTTTGAGAACTGGTTCTATTAGCGGTGCTGACTATGAACGTCAACGCAATCTGTTGCGTGAGCAACAAAAACAGTTTGGTGAGGATATGCCGCTGGTGAAGACTCCTGTGGAGTTGGCTGGTGGATTGGTCATGCCAGTAGGTGCGGCTCGTCAGGTTGCTAAGTTAGCTCCTGAAGCCCAGGCTTTGATTACTGGAACATCCACCATTGGAAAGATGGGTCGTGGTGCTGTTGCTGGTGGTGCTACAGGTGCTTTATCTGGCTATGGCTATGCAGAGAAAGATGCCAGAACTGAAGCAGGCATGGGCGCTGTCTTTGGCGGCTTGATTGGTGGAACTGTTCCTGTTGTTGTTCAAGGTGCTGGAACTGTTATCCGCAATGTCTTGAATGCTTCTGGTATTGGTGACCAAGCAAGTGCCGCATCCAAGATGTTGGCTAACTACTTGGACAAAGACAATCTGACACCTCAAGAAGCACAAGCGGCATTGGATGAGTTGCGTAAGTTGCGTGTTCCTCAACCAGTCATTGCGGACTTGGGTAAGAACTTGCAAGACTTGGCCTATAACGCTTACATCATCCAGTCCAAGGCAAAGGGTGCAACCCAACAGTTCCTTGAGAATCGCCTGATTGACCAACCAAATAACATTGTCAAGGGATTGGTCGAGAAAGCTGGATTGGCTAAGAATGTCAATGGTTTTCAGTACTTAACTGCACTAACTGAAAATCAGGCTCAGAAGGCTAGTCTTGCGTATCCAAATGCTTACACATTAGACATTGATGCCAGACCTTTTAGAGAATACATTGACAGGAAAGTATTTCAGAAGGCATACGATGAAGCCGTTAAGAGTGCAGATACCAAAGGCATCAAATTGCCTGATTTGAGTGCTATCAGGAATGCTCAGTCAGTGCCAACTGAAATCCTCCACAAAATCAAGATTGGCCTTGATCGGGTTATTGATGCAGAAACTGATTCTGTAACTGGCAAAGTTTCTGGCTATGGTCGTGATGTCATTAACGTCAAAAACGAGTTCAACGACAAGATCAAGTCATTGAATGGTGACTACGCAAAGGCAAATGCTGAGTTTGCTGATGCTTCTCGCATCAAGAGTAGTTTTGAAATGGGTCAGAAGTACCAACAACTTGACACTAAAGAAGCCGCCGCCAACATCAAGAAGATGAATTCTGATGAGAAAGAAGCGTTCAGACTTGGCATGATGGCAGACATTAATAAGCGTGTTGGCGACTTCAAAGGTGGTGACTTCTCTCGCCAAGTATTCAAGTCTGACAATCAAAAGATGCTGGTTCGTTATGCCTTTGATGACCAAACAGCATATAACAACTTCTCTCAGTACGTTAAGGGTCTGACTAACCAGAGCGCAACTGCTAAATCTTTACTTGGTGGCTCTAAAACTGGTGAGCGTTTAGCTACTCAAGAGCAAGCCGGTCAACTTGGTCAGATGGCACAGTCTGCTGCTCGAGCTGATTTATTGGGTATGGCTGGAGCAGTCGGTTCATCCTTACTCGCCAGAACCAAGGGGATTAGCGGTGAGACTTCTCAAGCCTTGCAACAGCGTTTGTTTGCAACAGACCCTATTGAGCAACGTCTTATCCTGACTGAACTCAACAAGAGAGCCAATAGAAAGCCTACAGGCTTGCTATCTGGTGCGGCTGGACTTGGTACTGCCACAGGCATAGTAGGAGACTAAAATTGACCCTATTAGCATCTGTTTACTTGCGGCTGGTCTTGTTAAGAACATCCAAGCTGGCTGTGAGCTTTACAAGCAGGCTAAAGAGTCTTTTGTTGAAATCAAACAGACTTACGATGAAGTTGCTGGTATTGCTCAAGAAGTACATGGCTTCTGGGGTCAACTTGTTGCTTTCTTTGGTGGCAAATCTAAACCCAAGACTTCAACTCCAGTTCCTACTGCCAAGCCTAAAAGATCAAACTATGTTGAGGTTGACGAAACTCAAGTCAAAGTTGACATTGTTAAAAACCTCACTGAATTCTTTAAGCTCCAAGAGCAGTTGGAAGCCCACATTCGAGAAGAAGAACAAAAGTCAAAAACAGTCTACGACCCCAATCAAAACCACATGGAGGCCGCACTCAAAAGAGTAATGGCCCAACAAGAGATGGACAGGCTTATTGTCCAGATAAGGGAAGCGATGGTCTATCAAAGTCCTCCTGAAATGGGTGCTTTGTATAGTTCAGTTTTTGAGATGAAAGAGATTATTGACGGGGAGCAAGAGCAAGCAAGGTTAAAACAAGAGGTTAAGAAGAGGCAAGAAGTATGGCAACGCAAGGAGGAAGAAAGAAACTTCCAGCTAAAACTAGCGTACCTAGCAGTGACTACTATGTTCCTCCTCTACCTGTGGCTGTGGTTGCTCCTCGTGAGTCGTTGGGGGAAAACATAATGGGATGGATTGCAGCTTGTATATTGATTGTTTTTTTGCTTCCTCTGGGTGGGATGCTTTATTTGGATATTTTGGAAGCAAAGAATGAAACTCAACGTGCTTTGCAAAAGATAGAGAAGATTGAACAACGCATTGAAAGGAAAGAACGTGACAAAGCAACTTGAACAAAACTCTACTTATAACCAGTTTGATGACAACCATGATGGCGTAATAACTGACGCTGAGTTGGCTCGATCTGAACGCATGATGATGATCGAGAATATGGACAAGATGGCTGACCAACAGCGAATTATGGCTTGGGCGGCTCTTGGTGCGCCTCCTGCCTTGATTGCGTTTATGGCTTCTGCATGGGTCAGCTTGGAGAAGGTCAACGCCCTGAGTGGCCTGACAACTACCTACTGTGCCGCAATGGGTACGATTGTTGTTGCCTTCATGGCTGCACAAGCCTATGTCCGTGGGAAGACCAACGATGCGTGATTTACTGTCTGGCGTAATAGTTCTATTGCTGACCTTTGGCGGCGGGTATTTTTATGGCAAGCACGTTGAAGCAGAAGCCCAACAAGTTGAAGTTGATCGACTCAATACTGAAGCCAGAGCCAAAGAACAGGCTTTAGCCACTGCTGTAACAACCACTGCCAATGCACTAAGGAAATCAGATGAAAAAGCAAGATTTGAAACTCAAAAGCGCAATGCTGATATTGACTCTGGCGCTCTCAAGTTGCGGCTTCCTGTCAAAACGACCTGCGCCTTATCAGCCACCACAGATTCCACCATTGCCACAGGAGATAGTGGAGGAGAGTCATCAGCCGAACTTGACCCAGAAACTGCTAAAAATCTTATCGCCATAGCCGAGGAAGGCGATAGAGCCATCAACAAACTGAATGCTTGCATCTCTCTTTATAACCAAGCCCTTGAATCACAGAAAGCCATCAAATGAATTTGTCAAAAAACTTCAAACTCTCAGAGCTAATTAAGTCAGAAACGGCTTTGCGCCTAGACATTGACAATACGCCTAATGATGAGCAGATTGAATCATTGCGTTTGCTTTGCGAAAACATCCTACAGCCAGTGCGTGAACACTTTGGAAAGCCTGTCAAGATTTCATCAGGGTTCAGATCACCTGCCGTGAACCAAGCAACTGGCGGCTCTGCAACCTCAGACCATTGCAAAGGCCA